ATACACATATGATGCATTTCTTTTTGACAAAGATAATAACGAAGAAGATATAATGAAATCAATTATTAATGTCTTCGATATAAATAATTTAAATATAAAAATCAGTTATGGAAAAACTATGACTCACTACAAAGGGGCTGATATGTATGGTCTGGACGACTTTAATGCCTTTAAGAATGAAAATTTTAGTGACTTGAACAATAAATTATTCTGTACCTTCACGGATGGTGAGGGTTTAGAGGATCTCCTAGAAAATATACAAAGAGTTACCACATTATGTACAATAAAATATTTGTATTGTATGTAAAGAGTAACGATGAATACGTGTGTACATACAATGTAGACCAAGGTAATATAAGCAATTTACCAGATAATACAATTATGGTACATCGAAAGAAAGAAACAAATACTTTATACACAATTAACGCTCTAAACGAATTAATTAAAAAATTAAATGGAGGAGTAGTTGATACAAGCTATAGAGTAAATTGGTTGCATTATAAAAACTCAATACTATTAACTCAGAACAATGAATTGAATCAGTTAAATACAAAGATTCATCAGATTCTTGAGGTATAGTTTGGATTTTTGAAGAAGTTTTATTATATTAATGGTTAACAAAAAAATGAGTTATGAATTTAGATCTTATTAAAAACAAATTAGATTCCCTTGAAAATAAATCAAATGGGAATAATTCCGAAAAGAAGAATTTATTCTGGAAGCCATCCGTTGGTAAGCAGGTTATTAGAATTGTTCCTTTTAAATTTAACAAAGACAATCCTTTCTCTGAATTAAAATTCTATTATGGAATTGGAGATAAGAATGTTATGATTTCACCTACTAATTTTGGTGATAAAGATCCTGTCTATGATTTTGTAAGAGAACTTTACAAAACAAATGATAGAGACAACTGGGCTCTAGCTAAACAGCTTAAAGCTAAAACACGTTACTTTGCACCTGTTGTTGTAAGAGGTGAAGAAGGTGAGGGTGTTAAAATCTGGCAGTTTGGTACTTTAGTATACAAGGAACTTTTATCAATCGCTAATGATGAAGAAATTGGTGATTATACTGATGTATATGAAGGTAGAGACATTACAGTTGAAACTGTAGGACCTGAAGTTACAGGTACTAGATACAATAAATCCTCAGTTAGAGTTAAAATTAAACAAACTCCACTTACTGAAGATAAGGGACAATTAGAAGGTTTCCTTGAGGAGCAAAAGAACCCATCTGAAATATTTAAAAGATATTCATTTGAGGAAATGAAAGCAGCTCTTCAGTCACACTTAAGTCCTGAAGATTCCCATCAAGAGGGCGACATCATAGATGATGAAAAACCAACTGATACAAACTATACTCTAAATACAGGTCCTAAGAAGACTAAAGCAGATGAGTTTGATGAGTTGTTTGGTGAGGAAAAAGATGATTTACCGTTTTAATTAAATTAATTTATGGCTAGAGGTAGAAAAAAACCATCATTGACGGGTGCAGTCTCTGCAGAATTGAGAAAAGATTTCAATTTAAGCAATTTCAAAGAAAAGAAATTACTGAACTCAAACGTTAAACACAAAGAACAAACATGGATTCCCCTAAGTACGGCATTTCAGGAAGTAACATCTATTCCTGGAATTCCTGCGGGACATATTACTCTATTAAGAGGACATTCTGATACAGGTAAAACTACAGCACTAATTGAAGCAGCTGTTTCAGCTCAAAAAATGAATATTTTACCTGTTTTTATTATAACAGAAATGAAGTGGAATTGGGATCATGCTGTTCAAATGGGCTTTGAAGTTCAAGAAGAAGTAGATAAAGAAACAGGGGAAATCATTAACTATGATGGTTTCTTTTTGTATGCTGATAGAGGAAATCTTAATTCAATTGAAGACGTTGCTGCATTCATCAATGATTTGTTAGACGAGCAAAACAGGGGCAATTTGCCTTATGATTTAATGTTTTTATGGGATTCAATAGGCTCAATACCTTGTGATATGTCTCTTAAAAGTAAAAATAATAATAATGAGTGGAATGCAGGTGCAATGTCTACTCAATTCGGTAATAATGTTAACCAGAAGATTTTATTATCTAGAAAGGAATCATCCCCATACACAAACACCTTAGTTTGTATTAATAAGGTTTGGACTCAAAAGGCTACTTCGCCTATGGGTCAACCTAAATTAATGAATAAAGGAGGTATGAGTATGTGGTTTGATTCTACTTTCGTAATTACTTTTGGCAATATTATGAATTCAGGAACATCTAAGATTAAAGCAATTAAAGATGGCAAGCAAGTTGAATTTGCTAAACGTGCTAATATTCAAATTGATAAGAATCATATTAATGGCATTACTACTAGAGGTAGAATTATAATGACACCTCATGGGTTTATTGATGATGCAGATAAAGCAATTAAGAAGTATAAAGACAATCATTCATCTGATTGGAGTGCTATATTGGGTGGGATGGATTTTGAAATTATTGAAGAAAAGGATCAAATGGAAGAAACAAATCCATTTGCTCAAGAACCTGATTAGATGAAAAAAGATGAATTACTCAAGCTTTTAAATACTGTTAACGAGGGAGAAGATACTAAATCTACATTCACAAAGAATTCAAAAGTCTTACTAGTAGATGGTTTAAATTTATTTTTAAGGAATTTTGCTGTGATGAATTATGTGAATGAAAAAAATGTTCACATAGGAGGTTTAGTTGGGTTTTTAAGATCATTAGCTTATTATATAAATACAATACAACCCACCTCTGTTTATGTAGTATTTGATGGGGAAGGTTCTGCGACTAATCGTAAGAATTTACTTCCGGAATACAAATCGAATAGAAATATAAGTAGGATGACCAACTGGGAGATATTCAAAAATCTTGAAGAAGAGCAAGAATCTAAATCTGACCAAATTGTTCGTCTTACGCATTATTTACGCTGTCTTCCTATTCATACTACCGCAATTGATAAGGTGGAAGCAGACGATATAATCGCGCATTTATCCAATAAAATCACGGAAAAACCCAATACCCACGCATATATTGTTTCGGCTGATAAAGATTTTCTTCAATTAGTAAATAAACAAATTACTGTTTATAGGCCTATGGAGAAGAAGTTTTATACCCCAAATGATATTAAGGAAAAATTCAATATTCCTCCTGAGAATTTTATAATAATGAAAACACTTTTAGGTGATAATTCAGATAAGATTCCAGGTATTAAAGGTTTAGGTCCTAAGAAATTTGATAAATTATTTCCTGAATTATCTACAGATATATTAAGTCTTAAAGAAATTTTAGACCTTTCTGCAGAAAAATATAAGGACAATATTATTTATTCCAGAATTGTTTTCGAGGAACAAAACCTAAAAAAGTTTTACAAAATAATGGATTTAAAAAACCCACTTCTAGATGAGGTAGAAAAAAATTANCTGAATGATCTTATAGATAAGAANCATNGTGGGTTAGATAAAGAATCATTTTTAAGATTCTACCATGAAGATGGTTTGAGACACTCAATTAAGGACGTAGATTCATGGGTGACGAAAACATTCACATTATTAAACAGTTTTAAATAAATAAGTTTTGACACTTCACTCATTAGATCAATATGGTCCAAATTTTCAAATAAAAGCATTATCATGCTTATTGAATAAAAAGGAATTCTTAATATCAATACATGATATTTTAGAAGAAAAATACTTTAACAATTCAGCACATCAGTGGGTTGTTAAGCAGATTTTAGAATATCATGAGAAGTTTCATTGTCCTCCGTCAATGGAAGTTTTAAAAGTTGAATTAAAAAAAATAGAAAATGAAGTTCTTCAAGTTTCAATTAGGGAGCAATTAAAACAAGCATATCAGGCATCAACTGAGGATTTNGCTTATATTGAAGANGANTTTTCAAANTTNTGTAGAAACCAACAATTAAAGAAAGCTTTAATGTCATCAATTGACTTATTAAAAGTAGGTGATTATGAAGCTATTAGGTTTATGATTGACAATGCTTTAAAATCAGGCCAAGACAAAAATGTTGGTTTAGAATATATTAAGGATATAGAAAGTAGATTTAGAGAAGATGATAGGATTACTATACCTACACCTTGGGCTAAATTTAACGAGCTATTCCAAGGAGGATTAGGTGGTGGTGATTTTGGCTTAATATTTGGTAATCCAGGAGGAGGTAAATCCTGGTCACTAGTAGCATTAGGTGGACACGCTGTTAAATTAGGTTATAATGTACTTCATTATACTTTAGAATTAGGTGAAACTTATGTTGGTAGAAGATATGATTC